AGTGGAACGAGTGGTACGAACGGTTCGAGCGGAACGTCCGGAACTCGCGGAACATCTGGCACCAATGGTTCAAGTGGAACCTCTGGCACGAACGGTTCAAGTGGAACGAGTGGCACGAACGGTTCAAGCGGAACGAGTGGCACCAACGGAACGTCGGGTACAAATGGAACGAGCGGAACGAATGGTTCGAGTGGAACGAGTGGCACGAACGGAACGTCGGGTACAAATGGAACGAGCGGAACGAATGGTTCGAGTGGAACGAGTGGCACGAACGGAACGTCGGGTACAAATGGAACGAGTGGAACGAATGGTTCGAGTGGAACGTCCGGTACCAACGGGTCGAGTGGAACGTCCGGAACTCGCGGAACATCTGGCACCAACGGTTCAAGCGGAACGAGTGGCACGAACGGTTCAAGTGGAACCTCTGGCACTAACGGGTCGAGTGGAACTTCGGGTACCAACGGAACGTCGGGTACAAATGGAACGAGCGGAACGAATGGTTCGAGTGGAACGTCCGGTACATCATTATCCATCTCCGGAACAAATCGACTGGTAAAAATCTCTGGCACAAACACTATATCATCAAGCAATTTCTTGTATGATGACGGCACTAACCTTGGTATTGGTACAATTACACCGAATGCAAAATTGGATGTAAATGGAAATACAATCATAACAGGATCATTGACTGTTACAGGCACAATAGCTGCGGCTACGCCAGATTTCTCTCCAATATTTATGATGATGGGGGCATAATTATAGTAAATTATTGCTTGACAATCTATGTTATAGTTATATAATGGCGGAGAATGAGTAATTTAAATGTTTGCGCACACACTTCCTATATAGGAGTAACGGGTCTAAATAATCATTTTAGACATTTTTTAAGAGAATTATCTAAGCATTGCAACCTAAAAGCGCGCAATTTCACCGTAGGTGAGACGTGGGGAGGAAATAATACTCCACACGACAAGGAGCCATATCTAACAGAAACAGATAAGAAAATTCTATACAAACAAACTTTGTGGGATAATGGTGTACGTAAGGATTATTCAATATATGAACAACCTACGGAACCATTCGATGTAAATTTGGTAATAGAAATTGTAGACGGGTTCTACTTCTACGATAGCTATAAAGGACCAAAGATTGCATATATGGTATGGGAATCTACCAGACTTCCACAGCACTTCTTTGACCGTATCGTAGGATATGATGAGATTTGGGTAGCCAGCAATTGGCAAAAAGAATGTATGGTAAAACAAGGAATGTCGGAAGCAAAACTACAGGTTGTTCCGGCGGGTGTTGAATCCGAAGTATTTTTTCCGGAGAATATAGAGTTTGATGAATATTATAAAGATGGACGATTTAAATTTGTAGTTTTTGGTCGCTGGGAGTATAGAAAATCCACAACTGAAATAATTCGGACATTTCTCGCAACGTTTGGCCGAGATGAGCCAGTAGACTTAATTATATCAGTAGACAATAGGTTCTCCCAAGATGAATTTAAAACTACCGAAGAAAGGCTTGCACATTTCGGGATTGAAGACTCGCGTATAAAAATATTACATTTTACATCCCGCGAAGACTATATAAAATTCATAAAAAAGGGGCACGTTTTTCTTTCTTGTGCTCGCGGAGAAGGTTGGAATTTGCCATTGATAGAGGCGATGGCATGTGGAACTCCTGTGATATATTCTAATTGCAGTGGCCAGCTGGAATTTACAAAAAATCGAGGATTGCCAGTAAGAATTATGGGAGAGAAGATTTCTCCGGTGTGTTCCGGGGATTTTTATGAGCCGGATTTTTCACATCTGGGTGAAGTGATGCGCGATGCATATAAAAATTACGATTCGCATAAAACTCGGGCCATGTTATATTCTCCCGATATTCGGCGAGAATATAGCTGGGAAGCAGTGGGGGAAATTGGAGCCACCAAACTTAAAAATTTCAATTCCAGCAGAAAAATAAATGCGGCCAAGAAAAAACTAAAGATTTTATATATAGCCCAACATTTATCTACGGGCGGGGCTCCACAGTACTTGCTCAAAAAAATACAATTACTTAACGACGAATTTGAGGTGTACTGTGTCGAATATAACTTCATTGCGTCGGAGTATGTAGTACAGCGCGATGCAATCATAGGTCTTTTGGGTGACAGGTTTACTAGTATTGGGGATAGACCCAAAGAGGATTTGCTGGAAATAATAAAAAATATTTCTCCGGACGTGATTCATTTAGAAGAATTCCCGGAATCCTTCGTTCGTTCGGACATAGCAAAGACTATTTATAGAAAGGATAGAAATTATCTATTATTTGAGAGCTATCACGGGATTTATTTTAAACCCGAAGAAAAGGTATTTTTCCCAGATAAGTTTTTGTTTGTGTCTGAATATCAGGCCGATATTTATAAGCAATTCGGAGTGCCGTACAGTATCGTAGAATATCCTATAGATATATCTGAGCCAGACAAGGTAAATTCAAAGAAATCTCTAGGACTTGACCCGGAATATAAACATATCATACAAGTAGGTCTGTTTGCTCCATGGAAAAATCAAGCTGAGACAATAGAACTTGCTCGGGCTCTGACTGGTAAGAAGGTCAAATTCCACTTTATAGGAAATCAAGCGTCAAATTTCGAGCAGTATTGGAAACCTATTATGGAAGCCCTTCCTAATAATTGTGTTATTTGGGGAGAAAGAAAAGACGTGGATACGTTTTGCCAAGCGGCAGATTTAATGATATTTCCATCTAAAATGGAGACCTCCCCTCTAGTTATACGCGAAGCAATTTCGTGGAAATTGCCTTGTCTTATACACAATTTACCAGCATATAAAAACATGTATGCGAAATATAGTAATGTAAAGTACTTGACACCGGGAGATTTTACAACTAATATCAATCTAATTAAAAGTGAATTATATCTATGAAGTACGAGCTAATTGACAGTTATAAAAATGCAATGCTTAGTCCTACAGACGTGGGAGACATACACAATAATATACGAATCAGCTTCGTAGATGGCCCAAAAGTCAATATAACCGGGGATATTCCGGAAGAATATACAGTCGATTTTATAGACTTGGATAAGAACTCTATCACCTATTCTACCACTATAAAAAATAATATGTGGTGTGCAGATAACACGAAATATTTTGTAAATTGGAAAGTTGTCGTGAAACTCGGTTCTACGGTGGTAAAAGAAGAAAAATTAACATTAGAAAATAAACCGGTAAAAGTAGTGTTAGATACACAATCAATTGGGGATTTGATTGCTTATATTGGAGCAGTAAACGAATTCCAATTTAAACATAAATGTCAATTACATTGCGTCGTTTTTAGCGAAGTGATGCGTAACATATTTATAGAAAATTATAAAAATATATCTTTTTCCGGTGTAAATGAGCGGGATGAAGACTATTATGCGGCATACAAGATAGGTTGGTTTTCGAATTGGCAAGGTCGTGCAAGACGTAACCCTCAACATATGTGTTTGGCAAATATTGCAAGCGATATACTAGGATTTGGAATGGTAGATTTCAAACCGACGTTTGCATTTGATAGGTCAAAGAAGCATGGCGATAAAAAATATGTATGTATTGGAATGCAATCTACCGCGCAATTCAAGTACTGGAACAATAAGACGGGGTGGGACGAAGTTGTTAGATACTTAAAACAACTTGGATATGAGGTGTGGTGCATAGATAGACACAGTTCGTATGGAAGTAAAGAGTCTATGAACTATATGCCGAGAGGAGCGGTCGATAAGACGGGGGATTTCCCACTCGAAGTTCGCATGGAACAACTGAGTGGGGCTGACTTTTTCATCGGGCTAAGTTCTGGTCTATCATGGATTGCATGGACAGTTGGAATTCCGGTAATATTGATTAGTGGAGTGGGTGACAGATTTACAGAGTTTTTCACGCCACACAGAGTTATAAATAAAAGCGTGTGTCACGGATGCACAAACGATGACACTACCAAATTCGATAAAGGAAATTGGATGTATTGTCCCCGAAAGAAAAATTTCGAGTGCACCACACAAATCAGCTCTGAAATGGTCATTAAAGAAATTGACAAATTGCAAACTCCATTCTACAGAAACACAATACACAAATTCCAGTGGGGAAGCCGGGTGACAACTGGCCAAAAGGAATTGTTATATAGAGAAATATTCTTGGACAATGTATATGAATCTATGTTTGAAGTTCAAGACGGAGATATTGTTATGGACATTGGCGCACACGTTGGCGCATTTTCATGTGGCGCATTTAGAAAGAAGCCAAAGCTTGTCGTGGCAGTCGAACCAAGTGCAATTAGGTCCGAAGTATTAAAGAAAAATCTAGAAGGATTGCCGGTCATCGTAGTAAACAAAGGCGTATCAAAAGAGCCTCAATTTATAAAAGATGGATTGGTGTATGACTGTGTGGTTGAGGATTTCACGACGGCTCCATTATTAGACATAATGGCGGAGGCTAAGATTGACAAAATAGATTTCATGAAGATTGACTGTGAGGGTGGGGAATATGATATATTCACGGTTGAAAACAGAGATTGGATTATGAAAAATGTCAAGAAAGTTGCTGGTGAGTGGCATCTAGAAGATGAACCCAGAACCGAGGCATTCCGTAAATTTAGAGATACTTATCTAGTTACCATTAATAACTACGAAGTTCGTAGTGTAGATGGCGTAGATATAAAATGGGATTTATTCAATGAACATTTCCTAGAATATTACGAAGAAATTCTAATTTATATGGATAATCGGCCATCTGATGAAATTGCTGCCGAGAAACAAAAGAAAGTAAGTTTGGTAGTAAATACGCCTCCGCCAAAAATTGATAATTCGCCAGAAGCAAGACAGTCTACAAAATTAATAACCGACCCATCTTTTTATAATAATCTGTTTAATTTGAAAGGTAAAACCGCAGTCGTCACTGGGGCGGGTGGGCATTTGGGCGCATCTATTTGCATGGGACTGGTGGCACAAGGTGCAAAAGTGTATGCTATTGGTAGAGATGTATCAAAAATAAAAGATAAGTTATTAACAGCGGAAAATTTTCTAAAAGATAATATTATACCAACCGTATGCGACGTGACAGACAGGAGTCAGTTCCAATCGGTCATAGACAATATAGGCGACGTAGATATTTTAGTAAATAATGCGTTCAACGAAAAAAGAAAACCGTTCGAACAATTGACAGATGCAGACTGGTCTACTGGCATGGATAACATTCTCACTCAGCAATTCATGTGCTGTCAGGTAGTTTTACCAAAAATGACCAAGAAAAATTATGGCAATATAATTAATATTGCGTCCATATATGGAATGATTGGAATAGACCAACGTGCATATCAAGTTGTACCAAGTTCGACCGCGTTTTATTGTGCAGCAAAAGCGGCATCTATTCAACTGACCAAAGAACTTGCAGTTCAATATGCCGATAAAGGTATAAGAGTAAATTGTATAAGTCCGGGCCACTTTCCTAAACCCCCAGCAGACGCGGCGAATGCAAATCCACAGTATGTACGTGGGCTATCCGACATGGTACCAATGAAACGTGTTGGCTGCGCCGACGAAATTGCTGGTGGGGCAGTATTCTTGGCATCCGACGCCTCGTCATATGTAACAGGACACAATCTTATAATTGATGGTGGAAGAACTATTTGGTAATTTTTCTTGACATATAGATTTAAAAGTTTACTATATTTCTATACATGAAAGCTGCCGTTTTATATAAAAAGAACGAACCGTTAGTTATAGAAGATGTCGAACTACCAAACACTCTAGACTACGGTCAAGTTATAGTAAAGGTGTTAGTTAGCGGTCTTTGTGGAGCACAACTCCAAGAGATAGCCGGACTAAAAGGAAATGAAAAATTCATGCCACATCTTATCGGTCACGAGGGATGTGGCATTGTTGAGGCAATAGGACCGGGAGTAACCAAAGTAAAATTTGGTGATAAGGTAGTTATGCATTGGAGAAAGGGGAGTGGAATAGAAGCCAAGTTTCCTGTTTATAGGTTGAATGGAAAGTCCATGTCTGGTGGGAAGATTACGACATTGTCGGAATATAGCGTGGTATCGGAAAATAGATTGACCAGAGTGGCGCTCGATACTCACAACGATTTTGTTGCTCTCTTGGGATGTGGTTTATCAACCGGATTTGCCGTCGTAAACAAAGATGCAAATATAAAATTTGGAGAGAGCGTATTGGTTTTGGGGTGTGGTGGAGTGGGATTAAATTGTATTTATGCGGCAAGTTTATCTCAGGCATATCCAATATATGGAGTGGACATTGCACCAGAAAAAGAAGGTATAGTAACTAGAAACGGAGGCATCTTTTTTAATGGAAATGAATATGCAGACCTTCCGGGTCCATTCGACTGCATCATAGACACCACCGGCAACATGGCTTTGGTTTCTCGATACTTGCCTCTGCTTTCCGACCGGGGGCGTTGCATATTAGTGGCCCAACCGAAACCAGATTCACAACTCACGGTAATCAATCCGGGAAAACTATTCTCCACCGGAGGCCAATCCATTCGTACTACTCAAGCTGGTGGATTTGACCCGGATTCCGATATTCCCAGATATTTAAATCTCTACAAGAACCAACTAATAAAGTTACAAAACTTAATCACAGATAGACACGGTCTGTTAAACATCAACTCCGCAGTTGACCAGCTCCGCTCGGGTAAAAGTGGAAGAATAATGATTGATATTTAAAATATGTTAAACGAACGCTCAAAACAGTTACGTAGAGACTTATATAAGCTCTCGAAAGCAAATGGTGGCTATCATTACGGTGGCACATTTTCAACAATTGAAATTTTGTCAAATTTATATGACAGAGTCCTTGGTAAAGACGATAAGTTCATTTTGAGCAAAGGACACTCTTGCTGGGGGCTTTATGTAATTTTGCGAGAGAAGGGGTTGAATCCTACACTGGAAGGACATCCACACTTGGATATACCAAATGGAATACATTGGACAACTGGTAGCGAGGGTCACGGATTTCCTGCCGGTATGGGAATGGCATTCGCAAAAAAGAAATTGAAAAAGAATGGGCGTGTGTTTGTATTAATGGGAGACGGAGAATGCCAAGAAGGAACTACTTGGGAAAGCTTGTTATTGGGAGGATTTCACAAGTTGAACAACCTTACAATAATAGTCGATTTTAACAAAATTCAAGGCTCCGGTTATGTCAGCGATATCTTACCAGTAGATAATATCGCAGCAGTTGCGCAGTCTTGTGGGTGGGACGTTTCTATAATAGATGGACACGCCGAGTCCGAGATATTGGCGGCGCTGCTAGCCACCAGCGATAAGCCGCGTTTTGTTGTAGCAAATACAGTGAAAGGAAAAGGTGTGGATTTTATGGAGAACAAGCCCGAATGGCACTCCAAGTGGCCGAACGCAGCGGAAGAAGCTGAGATTCTTAAACAATTATCCTAAATATATGAGAAAAGCATTTGGTAAAACTATAGTAACTCTAGGAAAGAAAGACCCAAATCTATTCTTGCTTACCGGAGACGTGGTCCAAGAAATGGACGAATTCAAGCAACAATTCCCGGACAGGTTTTATAACCTTGGACTGTGTGAGCAGAGTATGATTAGTATGGCAGCTGGGATGTGTTTAGAGGGCATTCGCCCCGTGGTATACTCCATCACCCCATTTCTACTGGAACGCCCGTTTGAGCAGATTAAAATCGACATTGACGAGCAATGTTTGCCGGTGACATTAATTGGATTCTCGGACTATCCTACACATGGCCCTACACACCGACCATTGAATGCGCCGGGATTATGTGCACTATTCAAGAATATTGTCAGCTTTTTCCCGAGAAATTCGGAGGAAACCGAGAGAGCGATGATTGAGGCGCATCTATTGAAGAAACCGGCAATAATTTGTCTTAAAAAAGACGGCAAGCATCTAATATGAGTAAACGAATTTTAGTGATAGGTGACAGTTGTCGAGACGTGCATGTTTATTGCTCATCAACTCGTATGTGTCCAGACAAGCCAGTACCAATCCTACAGATTGTTGACCAGAACGACAATCCCGGCATGGCAAAGAATGTGCATCGAAATATCAAAACGACCATAGATGATTGTGACATTGTGACCAATTCTAATTGGTATAATATCACAAAAACACGATATGTCCACAGTTCCACTAATCATATGTTTTTTAGATTAGATTCGGCGGAAGAAATGCAACGTATTAACTTGGGCGATATTAATTATTTATACGATTATATTGTAATATCCGATTACGATAAGGGATTTTTGACCGAGTCGGACATTGAGGATATTTCTAAAAATCATACCAACGTGTTTTTAGACACCAAAAAAGTATTGGGGGCTTGGACTAAGTATGTTAAATTTATTAAAATAAATGACCACGAATTTGCTAGGTCTAAGAGTGTTATAACCTCCGAGATGGCCGGTAAAATAATTCAAACATCCGGGGCAGACGGATGTTATTATCTCGGGGAGAATTTCCCAGTCGAGCGAGGAGACGTTATTGACGTATCCGGGGCCGGGGATTCTTTCTTGGCCGGGTTGGTGATAGAATATAGCAAAAATGAAGATATCCGGGCGGCAATCAAATTCGCGAACAAGTGTGCAAGTAAAGTGGTGAAGCATCGCGGTGTATCTGTCATATGAACTTGTACGTAACCCACAGCGATGAGAATTACGTATCAGTCGCCGAGAAGTTGTTCGATAGTCTTAAATTAACTTCTACCAACAATATAATTTATTACACGGGTGTGAGTGGTTGGGGCCGTGGGCAATAAAGAAAATATAGCCATAATTTGGAGAAAAATTTAAAACTTCGTATATATATATAAGAAAGTTACAACACTATGAAAAAAGCCAGCGGTAAAAAAAATATTGATATAGTACAAGATTATTTAAACGGAGAACGCCCATTTGTCCAAGTCGGATATGCGGGAGAAAAAGACAAATACATCATTCGAAAATTGGGAGAAACGTGGACGGATTCGAGTGGAAAAGAATGGGTTGAGAAGGAAAGCGGCCCACAGAGTACAACCCGAGTCATGGATATAGTTCGACTGGAAACTAACGACAAGTGTTCGGGGTGTAAGCGAGAACTTCGTTGGGGTAACAAACTGGACAGAAAGATGTTTTTCAAGACGCAGAAGTGCTTCGACTGCTTGGTCGAAGAAGAGACCCAACTAAAAATAAAAGGTAAATATAAATTGTACGAGACGCGCAAACTTCTGGAAAACGAGATTTCATATTTGAACGATGTCAGACAAAAATTGAAGGATGGTAAGAAGTATTTGGAAGAGAATAAGATAATCACGTTCGTAAACTCCAACGGTCTCGTGGAAGAGTGGAAGAACGAAGCCCGCCTAGAACTTCTAGAAGGCATTGAAAAAGACTTTGTTACATGCTTAAAAAAACTTAAGTCTGCCCAAAAGGAGCTAACAAAGACCACCAATGCAATTAACGAAGTTCTTGCCACAAAGTGATCTCATCGACGGACTTGCTCTCCGCGTAAAAAGCAGATATCCGGAAAAGGGCGCGTGTGAATTCATAGCTAAGGAATTGGTTGCCGAACTATCGGCTAGGGGGATTATCGCTCACCACGTGGAGGGAAATTTCCATCTAGACGAACCCGCATCGTATCTGTTTATTAGTCCTCTTGATGAGGTCAATGACGAATATACAATAGATCATAATTGGGTAGAAGTCGAGGGAGTCGTGATAGATGCCGCCGCATCGCAGTTCAGAAAATACGTATACGAGGAAATTCCGGAAGTTGTTATGGCCAATCATACTCATCCGCTATATACAAAATACGAACCATTAAACTATGTCTGAGCCTATCAAATCTAAAAATATCAAGGATGTCATTCGCGAAGAATACATAAAATGCGCGAAAGGCCCCATATATTTCATGAAGAAGTATGTGAAAATCCAGCATCCGACGAGGGGCACTTTGGCATTCTTAACATACCCATTCCAAGATTTGGCGTTGGAAGATTTCGTCAAACATAATCAAAATATAATTCTAAAATCCCGACAGATGGGAATTACTACTCTCGTATCCGGGTACGCTCTATGGTTGATGACATTTCATTCGGACAAGGAAATATTATGTCTCAGTATTACACAGGAGACTTCGAAAGCGATTGTTACCAAGGTTAGATTCGCGAATGATAATTTACCAAGTTGGCTAAAAATTCCCGCGACGGAAGATAACAGACTGTCTCTGAAATTAAAGAATGGGTCACAAATAAAAGCCGCATCGAGTGCCGGTACATCCGGTCGTTCGTCCGCGCTGTCTTTGTTAATCGTCGACGAAGCTGCATTCATTGAAGGGATAGAAGAAATCTGGCTGTCCGCGCAGTACACCCTATCGACTGGTGGTAAGGCTATTATTCTATCTACTCCGAATGGCGTGGGAAATTTCTTTCATAAGTTATGGGTACAATCCGAGCAAGGTTTGAACGATATGAATCGTATAAGTTTGCCGTGGCACTTACACCCAGAAAGAGACCAAAAATGGCGAGATGAGCAAACTAAACTATCGGGAGAAAAAGGCGCTGCACAGGAATGTGATTGTGAATTTTCTACTTCGGGTAACACCGTGGTAGATATCCCAACATTACAATGGTACGAAAAAACTCAATCGCGGGAGCCACACGAAAAGAGAATGTTTGATAAAGGATATTGGATATTTGAGTATCCCCAGCCCGGTAAAAGTTATATGATATCTGCGGACGTTGCGCGAGGAGATGCTGCGGATTTCTCGGCATGTCAAGTACTTGACATAGAAACCATGGAACAAGTTGCAGAATATAAAGGAAAACTTCCTACGAAGGAATATGCAAGATTGCTGATGACGATTGGTACCGAATATAACACAGCACTTGTTGTAGTAGAAAATGCCAATGTTGGTTGGGCGGTAATTCAAGAGATTATAGATAATAATTATCCCAACTTATTTTATAGTTCAACAGATTTGCAATATGTTGACGTCGAGGCTCAAATGACAAACAAAATAAATTCCGAGGAAAGAAAGATGACTCCGGGATTTACCACGTCCAATAAGTCTAGACCATTATTAATATCAAAGCTTGAGAGCTATATAAGAAATAAAGAACCAATTCTACATAGCAAGCGGCTAATAGAGGAATTGAACGTATTTATATGGAAAGTCACGGGCTCATCTGCCAAGGCGGAGGCTATGACCGGATATAATGACGATTTAGTTATGTCGCTTGCAATTGGACTTTGGATAAGAGACGTTGCGCTGAGATTGCGCAAAGAAACCGACGCTGTTACTCGCGCTGTTATATCAAAGATAGGGTCAACGTCAAACGACCAAACAAAAAACTCAAGTGGGCCATTATTGAGGTCGGGTGGAACAAATCCATATGGAGTATATAATGACCCATGGCAAATGAAAATTGGAGGACCGGGTGGCGGGCGGTCTCCAATAGATTTAAAATGGCTATTGTAACAATAATGCCCCACTGGCATTATAAAAACCCAAAATTTGATATTTATGAGATAGAGACTCATATATATACAAATACAATCGGTAAAATTTATGGCTGAACAAAAAGACTTATTCACGAGATTAAAGAAGATGTTTTCGACGAACGTTATTGCCCGTCATAAGGGCGGCAAAACGTTGAAGATTATAGACACGGATAACGTTCAGTACGCGACGGATAGAAACAGTCTGCGAGACAGATTTAATAGACTGAGAAGTTCTACTTATAATTTACACAATAGAGACATGTCCATGGCATATCAATCGTCTCGATTGGAGTTGTTCAGAGACTACGACGTGATGGATATGGACCCAATCATCGCCTCAGCATTGGATATTTACTCAGATGAATGTCTGGTGCCAAGTGAATTTGGGCAAGTGTTAACCATTCGCTCAAAAAACGAAAATATAAAAAAAATACTAGAAAACTTGTTTTATGATATTCTCAACATCGAATTTAATATGTGGAGTTGGACTCGTAACATGTGTAAGTATGGAGATTTTTTCCTACGGTTGGAAATATCTCCAGAGTATGGTGTGCACGGGGTACATCCTATTAGCCCGTATGAACTTACACGCGTCGAAGGTTCCGACCCCAAAAACCTAAGCTACGTAAAATATCAACACGACGGATTGGGCGGAGGAATGGAATACGAAAATTTCGAAATCGCGCACTTCCGGCTGATTTCGGATAGTAACTTTTTGCCGTATGGTAAAAGCATGATTGAGCCCGCCCGTCGCGTTTGGAAGCAATTAAGTCTGGCGGAAGACGCCATGTTAATTCACCGCATAATACGCGCACCGGAGAAGAGAATTTTCAAGATTGACGTCGGCAACATTCCCCCGGCGGAGATTGATTCGGCGATGCAAAAAATTATAGGACAAGTCAAAAAAGTCCCATATATTGATGAGAAGACCGGAGATTATAATTTGCGGTTTAATCTAAATAACATGATGGAGGATTTCTATCTACCAGTTCGCGGGGGAGATAGCGGAACTACAATTGATACTTTGCCCGGAATGGAATTTACGGGTATTGATGATTTGGAATATATTCGTAACAAGATGATGTCCGCATTAAAGATTCCAAAGGCATTTCTTGGATATGAAGAAGGAATTTCTGGAAAAGCTACGTTGGCCGCAGAAGACGTTCGATTTGCCAGAACCATAGGTAGAATTCAACGCATCATTGTCTCAGAATTGACCAAGATTGCAATTGTTCACTTGTATGTTCAGGGCTATCAAGACGCATCTCTCGTAGATTTCGAATTGGAACTAAGCAATCCATCCACGATATTTGAACAAGAGAAAATCGAAATCTGGCAAAGTAAAGTCAACGTCTCCAAAGACATGATGGAATCGAATCTATTCAGCAAGCGTTGGATTTATTCGAAAGTATTTAAGATGTCCGACGAAGATATTGAAGAATTGCAGACCGATGTTATAAAGGATAAGAAAGGTGAGTGGAGAATGGCACAAATTACTGAAGAAGGCAATGACCCAGCAACAAGTGGTCAAAAAATGTCAGACGGTGCGCCGGGAGATGTGGGTGGAGGCGGAGGGCCAGATATGGGAAATGAACCGTTAGATATGGGGGCCGACAATACCGAATTACCAAGTCCGGGAGAAGGCGAACCAAAAGGAGGAGATTTGCCGCCGTTGGAAGAAGTTGAGGAAGTGGACGGAGAAGAACTTGACGAAGAAACCCGCAAAGAACGCGAACGTGGAATTAGACCAAGCCAAGAAGGAAAAAAACAATTATATAGCGACACATTTACAAAAACTCGTGGAGAAGATATCCTCGGAAACAAGGGAAATGTTGAACATTCCAAGAGTGATAGACGAACCCGACATATATATAGAGGAGCATCTTTGGACGAAGAATTAAAGAATATAAAGAGGTCTCTTAAGGATAGGTACGAGAAGAAGACCAGATTAATCTCAGAGAATCTCTCCATATTAGACGAGTCTAATATACAAGATGAAGATAAACCGATCTAAATATTGAGTTTTTATCATATAGACACATATTTATAATTAACAAAAGTATGAAGAAGCTGAAACACTCTAAGTATAAAAATGCCGGTATTTTATTTGAGCTACTTGTCCGTCAAGTGACCGCAGACATTCTCAACGGCAACGAAGACTCCAAAGCAAATAATATATTGCGAAAATATTTTTCGGAATCGACTGAGCTGGGGAAGGAAAATAGATTGTACCGGATTATTTTAGAAGAAAAAACCAAGGACCAGACTTCGGCTGACAGACTTTTAGAAACAATCATCAGAACCCGCACTAAACTGGATGAGAAATCATTAAATCTACAAAAGTACAATCTGATAAAGGAAATCGGCGCAAATTATCCGTTAGAGGATTTTTTGGTAGGTAGCATCACGAATTATAAATTATTAGCATCCATATATAAAGTATTCGAGGAATCTGTTAATTCTGTGCAATGCGACCCTCGGGATATATTTAAAGCCAGAAATTGTATAGTGGAAAGTATTGCCGCGCCAAAGACTCCAACTCGCGCAATAAACGAAGACGAGAAAAAGGATTTGATGCAGGTATATCAAAGACAGAACGAGGAAGTAAGATTGTTGGCGTATAAACTATTGATTGATTCGTTTAATGTGAAATACAAGGGACTTGACGATAAGCAGAAAATTCTTATCCGGGAATACATCAATAATATAAGTAATACAAACTCTCTGCGTCAGTATATCAATCAAGAAATCCCAGTAGTTCGAACAGAAATAAATGAACTTAAGGCCCGAGTTGGAAACGAAATTGTGCGAATAAAGCTCGACGAGACGTTAAATCAGTTGGATAAAATCTCCAAAGGTACGCTGGTTAAGGAGAGTCAAATCACCGCACTGATGTTGAGTTACGAGCTTATCAAAGAGTTAAAGAATTTAAAATAATCATATGACAAAGTCACAATTAAAACAATTAATCAAAGAAGTAATCAACGAAATCCATGGACTTCCTGAGAGTGAAATTCTTAAAAATTGGGCAAAAAAGAACAATCCCGATATAGATGTAGTAGATTTTACCCAATGGGCAATGAAGAAATATAATTTTAAAACCGCCGAAGAACTTGATAAAAAAATAGAAATAAGCTACGAGGACATACCGGACTATGTCGACGGTGATCGTAATAGGCCCAATGTTCACGGTAATTATGAAAGAGAGTCAGATCATTTTAAATTTCTTTCTCGTATTTATTCAGGATATGAAAAAGATGTGAAGAATAAAACTTGGATTCCAAGAGCACAAAGATAAAATGTCAAACGACGTCAAAAAAATCATTCGCGAACTTGTTGAAGAAGTCATCGAAGAAATGACAGGTACTAGTGCCGTTGCTGGCGTCAACACTCCAAATTGGGGCCGAAAAAAAACTAAAGGTTCTGAGGCTACCGTTGGATTGGATGGATATACCTTGGTAGGCAAGGAAGAAAAGTCTACCGTGGAGGAAAAAGAATCTGGTGACAGTCTTCCAATGTTGCGCAGAGAGTTGACAATAGTTGAAGAAGGTAAAAGCAAATATAAAAATTTCAAGGACAGCGACTTGATGAAAAATCACCGAAAAGTATCATTGGGAATAAAAGAAGCAAAGAAAATGTTGGGCGAGGTTGAATATTTACTCGGCATTTGCGAACGCCTAAAAAATGAATGTGATATTCCGATGGAAAATTTATGGAAAAGTACGGCACCGGATATGAAAGAAATGCACACCCGAATGAAAAATATAGCCAAACGTATACACAAAATTGGAAAATAATATGAATATCAATCTCGCTGAACTAGCAAAGAAAATTTTAAACGAAAACACATGGGGTGATGGCCCATCCGCCGGTGCACCTACGGCACCGGGACGCTCTCCTACGGCAGTCACTCCGCCACCAAGTCCAAACAATAAGGCAGTGGATATCTTGTCCGATTTTAATAATTTTAAAGCCAAAGTTCAAACGGAGGAAGATAAAGTAAAGAAACAGTTCGTAGATTCTCTATCCAAAACATTTCTGAACAAAAATGTGATGGCGAAAGCTTCCAGAGGTTCTATGGACCAATATATTGTGAAAGATTATACGTTCACAGTGACTGCAATTGACGTTCGATATGTTCACAGCAAAGATAAATACTATGTCGTATTCTCAGGTACGGATGATAAAGGTCAATCGGAATATTACATAGAAGATTCTAAAATACAGGTAGATTTGACCCCGGCGAACGCCGGAACCGGTGCAGATTTGCCTCCACAAGCTCCAATACAAGAAAGCGGATTAAGAAGTTTGGGCGGACTTGTGTACCCACAAGCATTTAATCTTGTGTCAAAAAACAATTTAAAAGGAAAGTAATATGAGTAAACAACTTCTAGTAGATTTCATGCCTTTCGACATTACACCAGAAGTGTTGAACGAAGCCAAAAACCACACCTCCGGACCATTCACCTTGAAAGGTCCATTGCAAAAAGCGGGAGAAAAGAACCACAACGGTCGTATATATCCACGCCCAGTTTTGGAGCGCGAGGTTGAAAAATACCAACAGATTATTAAAGAACGCAGAGCATTGGGCGAGCTGGACCACCCAGAATCCTCTGTCATCAATTTGAAAAATGTCTCTCACAACGTGGTGGATTGTCATTGGCAAGGTGACACTGTCATGGGGACTATAGAGATTCTTACAACTCCCAGTGGAAATATTGCCAGAGATTTAATTCGCAACAATATTCGCATTGGCATTTCTAGTCGTGGGCTCGGTTCTACTCGTCAAATCTCGGAAAATACTGTTGAAGTTCAAGAGGACTTTGAGTTGCTGTGCTTTGACCTTGTATCTTCTCCGTCCACACGCGGAGCATATATGAATTTAAATGAAGGTAGATTGCGTGAGAACAAAAACTTTTTGATAGACCGCACCGAAATCGACAAGTATATGAAAATTGAAGGATTGGTAAGAGATATTTTATCCGAGATTCGTTAATATATGCTAGGCACCGCGAAGGTTTATCAAATTAATATATATTTATAACATATGAGCAACAAAATTACTAACCCATTCCTTAAGCAATTGATATCTGGCATTGCCAGCAATGCAAATTCTGGAAGAATAACTGACATTAGCTGGGGAGCTTTGGCCGAGGCAAAAAAGAACAAGAAATCTAAAGTATTGAAGCGCGAGGCCGTCGAAAAAAAGCCCGGTGAAGAGGATGTAGATGCACAACCAAAAGACCAAGGAGCACCAGATGCACAACCAGCCGAACAACCACAAGAATCTCCCCCCGGCGCGATGGGGAGCGAAGCGCCGCAGCAACCGGACACAGGTGGCGGTAACCAAGATACGCCTACTGACGCCCCTGCGGGAGATGCACCAGCCGGTGCAGATTCGGCACCAGAAGAATCCCCCGAAGAAGCAGAGGCTGATGCTACTAAGGCAAAGGCCGAACTAGAAAAAGCCAAAGCCGAGAAGGACCAAGCCGAACAAGAAATTGAAAACCAATCATATGTTAAATTAGATTCAGGTCCGGGCACCCAGTATTTATTGGGCAAGATTTTGAATCACGCCTTCAAGACCAATACAATCGACGCGTTGGCGGGAGAAATGTCTCAGAAGTTAAAAATCCAGACCCCGGAAGATATGGCATTGTTTTCAAACGATGTGGCCCCATATAGAGTTTTGCCCGGTATGGGAGAGTTGCTAACCTCCATGAACACAATGGTAACTAAAAGCGACAAAAATCCAGAAGCAGACCAAGAAACACCAGCGGAATAAATTATATGAATATATTAAAAATGAGACCGTTGATTGAGGGTATGGGAACTTTAAATCCAAACCCACAACTCACTCCTACCAACGAAAAACAATGGACCCGAGAAGAGAAATCTACCGCATTGGAAGCCATCGGTGGATACAACCAACTCGGAGCACAATTGCGCCGCGAGCATAGTTTGATGGAACTTGCTTACAATTTAAAAGAAATTACCAAGCACGCTCACGGACTGGCTATGCACGAAACCGAAAAAGGTGGAGATGACAGTTGGTTTGATAAGAACGTCGTCACCAAAAACATGCAAAATTTGGAAAAATATGCAGATGAACTGACGAAGTTTGCTAAAGAGGCAAATGCACTACAACAGCGCATGGAAGCCGCGTACGAAGACATCGGGCATATATTATCTCGTTATTTTGAAATCAAGAGTTTAGATGAAGGTACGCCGATAGCAGTTTCAAAGATTGGAAGAAAATAAATAAAAAAATTCAAGTATTTTATATTTTTTCATATATTGGTATATATTTATTTATTATAAAATGCACTAACTCTTTGGTGCGAGGCAGATAAAAACTTTTTTGAAACTCTTAATAGTTTCACCAACAACAAGGATAAAAACTATTATGTCAGATTTACTCAAACAAGCAATAGCAGACGCAAAAGCAGTCCGCGCCACTGCACTATCTAACGCAAAATTTGCGCTCGAAGAACAATTCGCCCCAATGCTACAGAGCATGTTATCGGAAAAACTCCGCAATGAATTGAATGCCGCCGACGGCGCACAAGATAATACTGACGGCAACACCGGCGAAGAAGTCGGACAAGCTCCGGCACAACAGGTTCCCGGTGAACCAGATGGAGATGAAGCCGGACAATTGGGCGGACCTCTCGACCAACCGGGCGCAATGGGACAAGTACCAGAACCCGTCGATGGAGCCCCATTCGGCGGTGATGCCCCAGTCGGACCAGACGCAGATGCCGAGCACCCGATTGCGCCAATTGGTGCAGCAGGACAGCCAGCAACACGCGCACCAAGCGCACCAGCACTCGATCCGACACCAATGTCGGGACAAGAAGACGAAAGAATGGAAGAAATTTTCGGAGAAGACCCACAACAATCAGACCTAAACCATATGAACGAAAGTGACGCAGATTATAAGAAAACAACCGCCGGACACAAAACAGCAGACCCCGGCAAGAAGATGGTTGTAAAAGCAACATCTATGTCCACAAAGGGCTCACTCCCGCCCGGAAAGAAAGAAAATACAGCGTCTACTGACTATAAGAAGACCGCGACAGGAAATCAAATCAAGAACATCAAAGCTTCCGGCACAGAAGACCCACAGGGCGCTTCCAACGAAGTTTCCGATGGTCTTAAGAAAACCGATTCAGGTACGTCCGCTCTCAAGGAGAATGACGTAGTCGATGAAGCTTCACTGGATGAAATTCTCAAGGAATTGGAAGATTCCACAAATGAAGTCAATTGCGCCGACCCAGTCAATGAACTCGATGAAGAAATCTCGTTGGAAGAGATTCTTGCGTGTGACGACGAAGCCGAACAAGTCACCGAAGGAGAAGGAGAAGTCCCACCACAATTCTTGAAGAATATCAAGAAACCGGAGGGCGACGAGGGCGACGAGGACGACGAGGACGACAAGGACGACGAGGACGACAAAAAAACCGTCAAAGAAAACATTTCGTTGAAAAAGGAACTAGCAGAATACCGTAGCGCAGTTGTTTATCTACGGGACCGTATCAATGAAGTTACACTGCTCAATGCCAAGCTGCTCTACACGAACAAATTGTTCAAGCAACACAGCCTAAACAATGAGCAAAAACTAAGAGTAATAGAGTCATTTGACCTCACGAAGTCGGTTCGTGAAGCCAAGCTCGTATACGCTACGTTAGCCGAATCATCTAATTTCGGTGGAAAAAAGACAGTTGTGGCACCAGCCCCTAAGAAGGTCATGTCACAAACCGTCAAAACCATCACCGAAGGACTCGCTAGCAAGCCAGTTGCATCAACCAAACCGACAAACCCAGCAGTTTTGACAGAAGGAGCCATTATGGCAAACCGCTTCCAAAAGCTAGCCGGTATTCGTAAGTAAACCAAAAATCAACACCTAATTATAGGAACAAACATTATGTCAGACATCAAATCACTACTCAGCGAGACATCGAACCCAATGGTTCAACTCATGTCCCAAACCCGTGGCCTAGTCGCCAAATGGGAAAAAACTGGTCTTCTAGAAGGCGTCAAGAACGATATGGAAAAATCCCATATGTCTATCCTTTTGGAGAACCAAGCAAAACAACTAATTGATGAAGCTACCCGCACAGGTACCTCCACCAATTCCGAACAATGGGCGGGCGTTGCTCTTCCACTAGTTCGTCGTGTGTTCGCCGAAATCGCGGCCAAGGAATTCGTCTCGGTTCAACCGATGAATCTTCCTTCCGGTCTAGTATTCTATCTGGACTTCAAATATGGTTCCAACCAAGCCGGTAAGCCAGCCTTTAGCGGACAGTCGCTATTCGGTGGCACAGGCACAAAGTTGGGCAGCACCGACAGCGCAACCAACGGTCTATACGGCCAAGGTCGCTTTGGTTATACCATCAATGACCAGACCACAACCGTCACTGGCACAGCCAGCACCGGTTCGTTCCTCGACGTAAAGTTCGTCCCAGAACTTTCTTCGTCCGTTTCCGACAAGGAAATCTTCCGCGTTACCGCCAACTTGAACAGCACCGGTTTTGATGCTACTGGCATCCGTGCGTTCACAGTTTCCGGTTCCGGAATTGTTGATTTCTACCCAGCATTCACAACGGTCTCCGGCGACGTTGTAACGTTCGTTGTTTCCGGTTCTGCAATCGGAGCTACTCCTTCTATCCTAGTTGCTTACCACAAGCAACCAGAGGCCACCTCCCGTGGCGACTTCGAAGACCAAGGTTCCGGATTGCCAAATGCAACCGGCATTGCTAACGACATTGGTATCCCAGAAGTTAACTTGGAGCTAAAGAGCGAAGCCATCGTGGCAAAGACACGTAAGTTGAAAGCCGTCTGGACACCAGAGTTGGCACAAGACTTGAACGCCTACCACTCCATTGACGCCGAAGCCGAGCTAACTGCTCTGTTGTCGGAGTACGTCTCGATGGAAATCGACCTCGAAATCCTCGACATGTTGGTAACTGCTGCCCCTGCCGCAACAACCGAATACTGGTCCGCCCGTATCGGAACTGAATACAACGCCAACTTGGGCGGATTCTATGACACTGCTGCAAATCGCACAGCTTATGTAAAGAGCACATGGTTCCAAACACTTGGAAACAAAATCCAAAAGGTATCTAACAAGATTCACCAATTGACATTGCGCGGTGGAGCTAACTTCCTAGTCTGTTCTCCGGACGTTGCTACCATCATCGAATCCATTCCGGGATTCAGCACCAACACGGACGGCGACCAAGCCAAGTTCGCGATGGGCGTTGCCAAAGTTGGCGCTCTAAACAACCGTTGGACCATCTACAAGAATCCATATATGACCGATAACGTCATGTTGGTAGGTTTCCGTGGAACAAACTTCCTAGAAACCGGCGCTGTATATGCTCCATACATCCCACTGATTCAAACACCGTTGGTGTATGACCCAGTGAACTTCACCCCACGTCGTGGCGTGATGACACGTTATGCCAAGAAGATCTTACGTCCTGAGTTCTACGGTAAGATTGTTATCGGCAACTTGAACGAAGTCTAATCAACTTTGTAAGGAATAACCCTCAATCAAAAGCCCCCTCGAAAGAGGGGGCTTTTTTATTTTCTAAAATGTTATAAAAAATTGCTCAATTTGTTCGAGCTAACGTAATATGCGACTCACCGTGGAATTTTCTAACGTCTTCCAACTTAAAATTTTCAATTAATGGAACGAATCTTTTAATGTAAAGGTTGGCGCGATTATCTTCCTTGGCAGTCATTGTCAATCGCAATATCTCGTGATTGTCATCGTCAAATTCAACAAAACTATTTGTTATGTCAATGATGGTGGCAAATATTCTAAGCGCATCTCCGGTTTTGGTCAGTCCGATATTTAATTTGTTTGTTCCGTCCGATTCCACTCCTTCGTGGACTCCGAACGCTATTTCCCACGCAGTGTCATCGAATCTACTTTGCTTGGCATACCACATATAATCAACGCCATGGTCAGTTTTGAATCTTATTATTTGAACGGGACTTAATACATCTTTTTTATAAGTTTTCCCTGTTTCTTCGTCTTCGTAGTCAATTTCTTCGGTTGCAAATGAATGTTTGTATTTATAAGGCGAATCAAGAACTTCGTTGAGAAGATGTTTCAATAAAATCATACTTATAAATATAAAGGCCATTTGAATATCAAACGGCCCGCGTACTAACGCAAATTGTCTCGAATCTTATCGACGATGCAAGTGACGCATTCTAACTCCAATGTGCCATCCAATCGTCGGATAGCTATAATAATATATAGGATGGTCGTGAACCACAATCACTTGTGGGGGTGGGCATTGAACTATACGGTGGCGTGGTTCGGATGGTACAACCATGCAACCACCGAGAGTTAAAGAAAATAATGCAATCGCCACAAATTTTAAATATTTCATATATTACGATTATGACTTTACTAAAAACTAGATGTTCCGTCAATACTATTTTTATGACGGATACGCGATAATCTCGATGTTCTTAGGCCCGAATTTGTCGGGATTCATATTTTCCCACGTAAAACTAATACGGCTATTTTGTATCTGTATCGGGTCTGTTTTTGGGTCAATTGATTTTCTACTGTATGGAAGCAATCTCTGCCCCTTTTCTCCTAGTAATAAATCCCCAGTGACCATGTCTAATTGAAACCCGACCACATCCAACGCTTGCGTAATTATAGTTAATACTTTTCCTAGACTATCTACTTTTTTTGTGCCGCCGAGTTCGGGATGCTTATGGAATTCATTGGATATTCTTTTGCGTTCTGGTTGAGTTATCTTTGATATATCACTGGCTTCTGTGACTATTTCGTTTAATATTTCAGTTAATTTCATATGTTTTGTAAATTATCCCAATCCATTTTTCCACACATTTGGGTCTTTGAGATACGTGTTATAAAATTCAGCATTGCGCCCCAATTCTTTTTTTGTTCCGCCGAATGTACCAAATCTCTTATATTCCCGTTTAGCTTTCGACAAATCTTTGAATACTACGGCTTTTACCATTTCTGGAAATTTTCTAACAGTTCCTAAATTATATGAATAATCTATTAACATTTCCCATTGGTGTTGTGAAAGGTTGGTAGGCAGGCGATTATTTTTTAAATAATTCTCAACTTCCGTTTTTGCTTTTTCTATATCATTTTTCAATAACGCCATGACTTCCTGTTCAGTCAAACCATTTCTGAATTTAGCCATATCGTCTTTTGCGGTTATTTTGTGACCATATCCAATGTCCCAACTTTTTCCACCTTCGACCGCCGGGTGAGGGTACCACTTTCCGTTTTTGAATCCCTTTTTTATATTGTTCTCTACCCGTTTCAAATATTTTATAAAATTCGCAGAGACTTCAAATTTTTTTGCCGTGCTCATTCCCGTGAAATCTGTGTTTTTTGGCACATATGGTTCCATACCTTTAACGTTCTTGTACCCAGCTGGGTCGGCATATGCCACATGTACTGGTGGCGTTAATTCGTGTGCACTGTATGGTGCTTTGTCTGCCGGTGGTTGGTAATCCTCTTGGACTTCGTCTTGGGCCATTTTTATTATATTACTCTCCCGGAGCAAATCTTTAAGTTTAATCATACACTGATATAAATATAACAGAGACCAAGAAAGAGTATATACCCGGTCGTTTTATTTACAATAGCAGAGTAAATAGGCAACGATGATATATTTATATAATATGCCAGACACATCCATAACTTACAACGTTGACCAAGACAGAGTTCGTTGGCCGGGGTCCGGTTCAGCAATCGTAACGGGAAGTACTCCATTTGGATTTTTTGAACTCGACCCGGTGTTTAAAACAGACGCACCGGCAGCGGCCCGCTGGGCGGCTACCCGACTTGGGTACCCAATTACCGACATAGAAATGATTGATTCCAATTTTTATGCATGCTTCGAAGAAGCAATATTCGAATATAGTGCACAGGTGAATCAGTTTAACATTCGAAATAATATTGGGGTTTTGCAAGGAACTTCTGTAAGCACAAACATCACACAGACTAATGTTGTTGGTAGCGGTCTTCCATATATAATAAAGCTTGCACAAGGATACGGCACGGAGTTTGGCGTTGGTGGAACTGTTGACTGGAAAAAAGGAAGCATAAATATATCAGCCGGAACCCAGTCCTACGATTTACAATCTTTGTGGGGAGATGTCAGCGAGAGTTACAACCGCATAGAAATTCGTAGAATATTTCATGATATGCCACCAGCAGCGGCACGCATATACGACCCATTCAGCATGACTGGTATGAGTTACAGCAATGTATTGAATGAAATGGGATTCGCGGGATATTCCCCAGCCACTCAATTTTTGATGACTCCAATATTCGAAGATTTGCTTCGTATGCAAGCTATCGAATTTAATGACATGGTAAGAAAGTCGGGATACGGATTTGAGTTGGTCAACAACAAAATAAAAATTTTCCCAATCCCAACATATTCGATGAAACTATATTTCCAATATTTGATTGGGGCCGAGAGAGATGCTCAAGGCATATCTCCGTCCGGTTCATATTACAATGCATCTGGATCGGCTGTGTCATCGACCGTGATTGGAGATTATAGTAATGTTCCGTACAATGTAATACCGTATGCAAGTATTAATTCCGTGGGTCGCCAATGGATTCGCAAATATTTTCTCGCTCTGTGTAAAGAAGTGTTGGGAAGTATCCGCCAGAAATATCAAACTATTCCAATTCCCGGCGCAGAAGTTACCTTGGACGGCGGAGAATTACGCCAAGAAGCGGCGGCAGAAAAAACCGACTTGATGACACAATTGAGAGAAAATCTCGAAGCGACCAGTCGTAAGGCACAACTCGAAATTCGCGCCGCCGAGGCTCAACAATTGCAAGACACATTGCGCATGGTCCCACTTGGAATTTATATAGGATGAGACCATTTTCATTATTAAACCAAGTGCTGACGAAGAACGAAATCAAGCTACTAGGATTCGTTGGCATAAAAAAGACTCTCAATCCGAGAGATAAATTTACTTCACTTGAACGTAAATATTACGACATGTTGAACGAATTGGGTGTATGTTTTATTACGCAATATCCAATGGGAGGAAGATATTATGACGCATTTCTTCCGGACCAAAATATTTTGTTTGAATTTGATGGAACATTTTGGCATCCGTTAAATGAGGAAGATTGTAAATATCCATTCCAACGAGAAAGTATGAAAGTGGATAAATTGAAAACTAATATGGCCAAGCAGAGTGGCATAAAAATAATAAGAATTAGAGAAGAATCTCCAATAACAACCGACCAAATGAGGAAACTAATATGGGATTAAGAGGACGTTACTTTTCGCAACGAGATTTAAATTTGGTTGGGCAATTCAATGCCGAGCTAATGGGGGATATTATCGAAAACTTGGTCCAGATATTTAAAATCTCCCCAAACGAGACTGCCACGAACATATATGGAGAAACTTCTCAGGCCACCGGCAAATGGTATATGCCGTCGGTTCAAGTTTCTTCATTGATAGAACGTGCAGACATGGAAGCCGAATATGACGATTTCGGACCAAGTCGTTCACAGAATCATATATTTAAATTGCGAGAGAAAATGCTCCGCCAATTGGAATTTTATCCGGAAATTGGAGATATGATATTCTGGAATGATAGATATTACGAAATAGATAATGTTGTACAAGAACAACTTCTGGGTGGACAAGCTGATAAGAGTCACTCTATCGTGTGCAACACTCACTATACCAAGTATACCTCTCTAAACATAATTGAGAGGAACGACTAACTTATGATAAAATTAAAATCCATCGTCGAGCAAATAAAAAATGAGAATATCGACGCATTTAATCAAGACCTTAAATCTCAGATGAAAGGTATGATTAATAAAATTAAACATAGCGATTATGCGGCTGGCGATGAAATTTTTACTGTAACCGGTGCCCCCGTGACGTTTGTATCGGACAGTATACCGGATAGAAAAACCGGAGAACAACGGGCAATAGTAAAAGACCGGGATGGCGCAACATATGGTATATATTTAAAAAGTCTTACACCAGAACAACCAAGTAAAGAAACAGCTCTCGGCTTTATGGCGGGCAAATATAAAAAATATGAAGAGTTCGTAGATGCTGCTGCAAGGCGTGGATATGATGAAAGCGATGGACTGCAACAAATTTGGGATCAAATAAACAACAAATAATTTATGGCATGGCGTGGCCCAACAAATACTCCGGCTAACAACCCGGCACCAAACAACATAAATCATTCCACTGAAATGTCTGGGATGAAGGTGTCGGAGAATCGTGCGATGAATGTCCGGCGAGACAAAGACACGGAGAAAGATTTCTCGGTAAATTTAATAGATATTGACGGCGCAATATTTACTTACCTAGATACAGTAATAAGTCCGACTATAATCGATTCCGGCAGACAGGTTAAGGTGCCAATAAGCTACGCATCGGAGGAACGTTGGAAATCAATAAGAAAAGATGGTGTAATTAGAGATAAGAACGGAAAAATACAATGTCCGGCAATTGCATACAGGCGCACCACGATGCAAAGAAATGATGGATTGATTACATTCAATCGTTATTTACAATACCCAGTGGAGAAAAAGTTTTCGGAAAAAAATCAATATGATAAGTTTTCTGCTATGTCTGGGTTTTCTCCCGTGAAAGAGTTATATTCCGTTGCAATGCCAGACCATGTTATTATAAATTATGATTACATCGTGTGGACGGATTTGGTAGAACAAGGAAATGAAATAATTCAAGCTATTAATTTTTCAACCGAAGACTATTGGGGAGACAAGAAGAGATTCAAGTTTAGAACTTCTATATCCGACTATAATTTTGAAACCTCGTTGGAAGCCGGACAGGACCGCGTAGTAAAAACGACATTTAGTATGATGGTATATGCATATCTATTGCCAAATAGATATGAAAATTATAAGTCCGTTGTTCAGAAGGCATTCACTCCTCGTAAAATCGTATTTGGAACAGAGGCATCTAACATATCCGCCGCCCCGGATAAAGCCGCGAAACCGGACTTATTCTCAGTCAGTACTATGGATATCCAATCTCCCAGAAATGGTACCCCCATTGGGATATCTCCAAACTCAAACCACGCATTTGTGTCGGATTATTCAGCATATGCAAACTCCGCTGCAACGGCCAGTTATCTTAACGCGTCCGGTTCCGTTACATACGGGTCAATCAGTATTAGTAATGCGGGTGCTACGGGTTCATTCAATACAAACGTAGCGTTGAATGTATCTGCCTCTGGTTATATAGATAGCGTCCCTATTTCTTCTGGAAATGCCGGGAAGTGGCTTATCAGTATCAACGATGGTGGTGCGAATTTTAAAACGAGCGAAATGGTCGCAACTTGGAATAACACTTATATTAAATATTATAACACAGAAGTAAGCCAAATCGGCTCAGTTCCTGTATTTTTATCCGCAGACAACACTGGTGGTAATATTAATATACTAGCAAATCCGATAGCGGGCAATTGGACTATTAAACTTATAAGGATGATGGTTTAATTTGACAACGCACGAATTTTGGCCAAAAACATATCAGACAAAAACGCTACGCTTTTTCGATATAAAAACAATTTTAGGATGGGGCGGTATATTTATATAATATAATAAACATCCATGAGTAACGAACTAATCGTCAGAAATGGCCTGATAGTAGAAGGCGACGGAAATATATCCGGAGATTTGAACGTGTCCGGTAATTTGGTTGTTATAGGAACCGCACAATTAACCGCGAGTTTTGCCATATCATCTTCATACGCAGAAACCGCGTCGTATGCTATTACATATTCCGGAACAAGTGGAACCTCCGGCACCAACGGCACGAGCGGAACGAATGGAACGTCCGGAACCAACGGTTCAAGTGGAACCTCGGGTACCGACGGAACGAGCGGAACAAGCGGAACCTCCGGCACGAATGGAACTTCTGGAACGAATGGCTCAAGTGGAACCTCGGGTACAAATGGAACGAGCGGAACCAATGGTTCGA